CGGGGGCCAGCACATCCCGGTCCCAGTCGATCATCGCCGTCAGGCGCCGATCTTGCCGGTGCGAAGCACCTCCGGGCGCTTGCAGATGTAGAGAGGGTAGGCATACGCCTCCTGCCGCCACCACGCGTTCCGGTCGCGATCGAAGATCGGGATGACGTACCGCTCCTTGCCGGGGGTGTTGATCCACTCGAAGCTCTCGCCCGGAGCGAGCGCACGCTCGAACACGCCCGGCGCCCGGATCGGGAAGAACTTCACCTTGTCGTCCGGGACCTTGATCGAGGAATTGTCGTCGGAGCCGCGATAGTTGACCCAGTCGACGCCTCCGAACGGGAACTTCTCGAAGGCGCCGCCCTCGCGCAGCTCCGCCGCAGCCGACCAATTCTGGTAGGTCTTCACGACGTCGATGTGGTTGGTGAACTTGTCGTAGAAGTCGTCGCCGCAATAGGCGGTGACCCGCGACATCGCGGTCATGGCGCCCTTCGACGACCGCGCCATCGAGCGGACCAGCTGGTTGATGATCGGGCGGAGCGAGAACTCCTCGTTGGCGGCGAGGTTGAAGGGGACCTCGCCCGGCACCGCGATCTGGAACTCGTCGAACCAGTCGTACCAGACACTGCCGTCCTTATCGAGCAGCAGGCCCTGGATCATCGCCAGGCGCTGGAATTCCTCGGTGTAGTCGAGGGTCGCGAGGATCCCTGTGGGCCCCGCGAGGCGGCGCGCGACTTCCGCCTGCACCTGCATGAAGACCGATTCCTGGCCGAATTCGCGGATGCCCTGCAGCTCGCTCGCGTGGATCGTGTCCCCTTTGAAGATTCGCGGCACGTCGAAGTAGCGCATCTTGCGGCGCTCGGTGGTCCGCTCGTCGCTGGTCGGCTGGCCGCGCTGGCTCATCGGGACCACGGAGAGGATGCCGTCCCGCTCCTCGACGGCCAAGGCCGTGGTGCGGATCGGATTGTCGTTGAAGAGGTCGGTGCCGTACTCGCCCAGCGCCGTCGGCAGGTGGGGGATGCGCTCGACGGTGCTGGTCAGCGCGATCTCGGAGAAGGCGTCGTTGCGGAAGATATTGATGATGCTCATCGTGGGGGCTCCAGCGGAAAAAGGGGTCGCGCCGGAGCGCAACCGGTGCCGGGGCGCGGCCTTTGGGCCGCACCCTGATCTCGGGTTGGGAGGGGTCGGGGCGGCTCGGCGGCCGCCCCGGGGGATCAGACGCTGAGGATGCCGAGCTTTGCGAGCTGGGCGAGCGCGGCGGTCTGGTGGTTGAGGGTCGTGACGTTGGCGCCGTAGACCAGCTCCGCCGCCTGCACCTTCATCGGACCCCTCACGTTTGCGACGCCGCGGCGGTCGGCGGACGTCGCGTCGCGATAGCCGCTCCACAGGATCGCTGCGGCGGTCTGCAGGCCGTTCGTCGCGGTCGGGTCATAGGGGGCATATTTCGTGACGCCGGTGACCGTGATGGTGAGGCTGTCGCCCGCGACGAAATCGGTGGCGCCATCGGCGAGGGTGAAGCTGAGGCCTCCGGCCGTGAACACCGCCGCGACGTTGCCGTGGCCGATCTCGACGCCGTCCGGATCTTCGACGACGAACGAGCCAGCGTTGGCGGCCGGCTCGACGACGGTCAACTTGTAGTCGCCGAGCTTCGCGGCGCCGGTGACGGTGATCGCGCCCATGGCGCCGTTCCCGGTGTTGGTGCCGAGAGCGGTTGCGACGGCGGCGCCGGCGGTAAGCGTGGCGCCCAGGACTAGGCCAGCGAGGCAGACGCCGGCGCCGGACAGGAGGATGATCGCTTCGCGGGTCAGCATGCCGCCGCTCGGATCGTAGACGACGTAGCCGCCCTCGTGGCGGGACTCGACGAGGGGGTTGACTGAGGGAACGCCCATGTTGGGCTCCTTTCTTGTGGAGGAGGAGGGAGGGGAGGAAGCGCGGCGCGCTACTTGCGAACCTTCACGCCGACCCGCTCGAGCGCGCCGGCCCAGCTGGCCGCCACGGCCCCCTTGCCGGAGAGCTCGGGGCCCTCACTGAGCGAGCGGTTGCGGGAGGAGCGATCGGGGCGAGAATGGCGATTGCCCGCCGACTCGTCATCGTCGCTCGCGGACGAGGAGCGCTTCTGCAGGACGCCGATCGCCTCGCGGCGAGTGAGCGTGGTCTCGACCGCGAGCGAGACAGCGAGCGGGATGTCCCGAGCCGCGGCGCGGTGGCCGAGGATGGCGCCGATCCGCTCCCGCTCCCGGGCGCGGGCTTTCGCGGCGGCGCTGCGGCCGGTCATCTCGTCCTTGTCGTCGTCGGCTTCGTCGCCGTCGTCGTCATCGTCGGACGCGCGGCCCTTCCTGCCCTTGGGCTCGTCGTCGTCATCGTTATCGTCGGCGGCGCGGCGGCTCTTCTTGCCCTTCGGCTCGTCGTCGCCGTCGTCATCATCGGCGGCGCGGCGGCTCTTCTTGCCCTTCGGCTCATCGTCGCCGTCGTCATCATCGGCGGCGCGCCTGCTCTTCTTGCCCTTGGGCTCGTCGTTGCCGTCGTCATCGTCGGACGCGCGGCCCTTCTTGCCCTTGGGCTCATCATCGCCGTCATCGTCGTCGGACGCGCGGCCCTTCTTGCCCTTGGGCTCGTCGTCACCATCGTGGTGATCGTCGTCCGCGGCGCGGCGAGCGGCACGGGAGAGGCCGGCGAAGTGCGCGAAACGGCTCGCGCCGGCCATGAGGCGGCTGGTGTTCATGATCACTCCATCGTGATGTGGCGCGAAGCCTAGGCCGGGACCGGGTCCCCGGCGGATTAGTCGAGCTGCTTCAGCAGCGCCCGGAACGCCTCGTCCGGCGCCGCAACGGCGTCGGCGAAGCCGATGTCGACACCCTTGCCGCCGAGAAAGGTCCCGGCTTGGGTGTTAGAAACGTCCTTCTTCGACATGCCGCGATTCCGCGCGACGGTCGCATCGAAGATCTCGCCGACCTGCAGTACGTCGGCCTTGAGGCGGTCGAAGGCACCCTCCGAGAGATCGAAAAGCTCGCTTCCCTCGCCCTTGAGCTCGCCCTTGGTGACGAGGGTAGGCTTGATTCCCGTTTTTTCGAGCCATGCCTGGATGCTGAGGTGGATGTAGATAACGCCCACTGAGCCGGTGCCGCCCGTCCGAGGCACCCAGACCCGGCCGGGATCGGCTGCGGAGGCGAGCGCGTAGGTGGCGGAGAAGGCGTTCTCGCCGAGGATCGCCGCGATCGGCTTCCTGCCGCGCGCCGCGTAGATGGTGTCCACTAGGTCGAACAGGCCGGCGACGTCGCCGCCGGGGCCATCGACGTCGAACGCAATCGCCTCGACGTCGTCATCGGCCAGCGCCATCATGAACTGCAGGCGGATGCGGTCGTAACCGCCGACCCCCAGCATGTCACCGTAGTACCAGAGCCACCCGAGCCGCTGGACTAGGACGCCTTTGATCGGGATGACGGCGATGCCGGAAATCACATCGTAGGGCCGGAAGCGATCCGCCTTCTCGGCCGTCTCAATGTCGACGCCGAACGCTGATGCGTCCATGCACCCCGCGTCCCGTTGCAGAAGGTCGATCGCGAGCGAGGCCGCGCCCGGGAGGAGGGCGACCGGGGCGTTGAACAGGCCCGAGACAACTCCGCGCGCTGAGATCGGCTGACTCATTTGGATCGTGCTCCTGCCTTCTTCGGCTTGGGAGGTGATGCGCTCGTAGCGGCGGCGCAGCGCTGCTCCGCCGCGCCGACGGCGCTGATGATGCCTGCTGCTTCCGCGGAATCGATTGCGGCTCTCTCAAGCTTCGGGTTGATCGTGCCGGCGTGGCCGTATTCGATGCGGCGGTCGCCAGACTGCACGGCCACTATCGAGAGCGACATGGTCGCGTCGACGCGGTCCTCGACTTGCTGCGGGTCCTCATTCACCCGAAGGGTCTCCCCCCCCACCAAGTGTACCGCGGTGCCGCCCTCGACCGCGTCGAGATAGGCGATCGCAGACACCTGCAGGCGCAGGAGTCGCATACCGCCGTAGCGGGTGACGTCGATGAACATCAGGGCTGCTTCCTCTCGGGCGGCTGCGCGGCCTGGGACGCCGTCACCTCATTGCCGAACCATTCGGGGCGGGGCAGGCCGAGATCCTGCATGCGCTTGAACTCGATCGCCCGCTGCTCGACGTTCTCTTCCCAATCCATTCCCTGGCGCGCGCACTCCTCTTCCATGGTCGAGAGGCCGGCATCGAGCCCGAGGACTACGCCCTGGCGCTCCGCCACCGGATCGACCCAGCCGCGGGCGACGCCGAGCCAGCGGCCGCGGGCGTAGGCGTTCCGCATCTCCAGGTAGGAGGGGGCGTTGCGGGGGAGGGGCAACTCCCCCCGCTCGAAGGGCTCCTCGAGCCAGGTGGCGAGAACGGGCAGCGCGGTGTTCGAATTGAAGCCTTGCAGTCGCCGGTTATACGTCTTTTCGGACTGCACGATGCCGGCGCGCGCGGACGACCAGCTGCTGTCAGAATAGTCGTTGTGGATCTCTTCGGCCGAGGTGCCCAGGCAAACGGAGAAGCTGCGCAGCATCTCGTGGGTGAAGGGGCTGAAGTCACCCGCGTTCCCCCCCGGGGAGACGGACTTGATCTCCTCCCCCGGTGCGAGCGTCGTCAGCCGGACACCGTTGACGCGTATGTCGCGCTCCGAATGGAAGTCGCTCCGCATCTCCTGGTATGCGCCGAGACCGTCTTTGAACTCGTCGTCGCCGTCGAGAGCGTTGCGGATCATCTCGAGGTCGAACGGCGACTGGACGAACATGCCGAAAGCGGCCGCGACCGTCTCCGCCTGCAGCTTCACTCCGTAGAGCCGGGCAAGCATCTTCAGGCGGCTGATGGCCGGCGCGAAAACTGAAATTCCGCGATTCTGCCCGAAGCGGTCTGGATCGAAGTCATGGTAGACACGGCGCCAGCCGTCCGGATCGAGGCGCTCAATGCGCTCCCACTTCATGCTCTCGCTGGCGTTGTACCAGTCGTTCTGCTCGGCGAGACGGACGTGGTAGGCGATCGGCACCATGTCGGCGTCGAGCTCGACCCCGGACCGCATGAAGCGGGTGTCAGGCCGCTGGTACGGGTTCGAGAGTCGGTCGGGATCGATTCCCTCGAAGCAGGTGGCGTAGCGCGCCTTGCCAGGCTCGACCCGATCAGGACGCCACTGCGCGACGAGCAATGACTCGCCGTCGACCAGCTTGTGCCCGAGAGCCAGGCGAAACTGCTGCGAGATCGTCAGCCGCTGGTTGACGTCGTTATAGTGGCCCAGATCGTCGGCATAGAGGCGCCAGAGCGCCTCGAGCGCCTGCCGGTACTCGTTGGCCCACTCGGCGTCAAAGCCGTTCGCAAAGACGCTTAGCGCCCTGTAATCAGGCTTGGAGATGAAGCGGTACGACTCGCCGATCGTCGAATCGAGTATCCGACTGATGGCGCCGTTCGCCCAGGCGTCGTTCCGGCGGAGGTCCCGGGCCCGGCCGACGACGCGGTCCCGATATTGATTGATCTCGGCGTCGGGCGACCGGATCCACGGCAGCCAGTCGCCCATCTCCTGCGACGACCAGTCCGCAGCGTCGTAGGGGAAGAATTGTGGCATTGGCCCGTTGAGCGAGGCGCCCATGCGGCCGCCGCCGCGCGCGCCGCGCGCGCGGACCTCCGCGATCGCCGCCGGGGTGATGATCTCGCCGCGGGCATTCAGCAGCGCCGGTGCGGTGGGCATCAGAAGACGGGCCGGATTGGTCGGCGCGCCCGTGTGACGATTCCGAGCTGCTGCTGCAGCATGCGGATCGCCATCGCGAGCTCGCCAAGGTTGGCTCGGGTGTAGGAAACCGACTTGGCACCATCCCCTTGGGTGTAGCTGGCGCTCACCACCTTCCTGCCTGCGGACAAGTCGAGATAATCGAGCTGCATCTGGTTGAGGCGGGCCTGGAGGACGGCCGTGTCCATGCCGGCGAAGAGGCTGGTACCGGTGCTGCGGCCCATGGGCGTCGGACCTCTCACGCTAGACGTTTAGAGATGCCCGATCCCGATCGAGACCGGGACCTGGGCGGCGCCGGCGGGGGCACCTTTGACGAGCTCGCGTCCAACCTGTCGCATGCGGGCGCCTTTGGCGGCGTGTCAGGTGCCGGGGGAGCGGACGGCTCCTGCGCCCTGGCAGGGGATGGGTTCACGGTCGACACCGCCGCACCGACATCCTCCGCAACGCGGTTCAGCTTCAGCCCCATGTGAATTCGGCCGCGCAGCGCCGCGTAAGCGTAGACGCGGCAGTCGAGGCGCTCGTTCGCCCGGCCCGGTATCGGTACCCACTTCCGAACCTTTTGAGCGCCCTCACCCTCGATCTGGATCCTCTCAGCCGTCAGCTGCTCGAAGGCTGCTACGTCCCAGTCGCGGGCGTTGAAGTGCATGTATCCCGGGCCCGGCGCCTCCTTGTGGAGCGCCGACCGGATAAAGTCCTTCGCGGCGTTCACGCCGATGATGACGGGCCGGTAGCTTTTCTTCGTACGCGAGCTCGGCCGCTTCACCGGCCAAACCGGATTGCGGAAGCCGGTTCGGGCGCTTTCGCCCTTCACGGCCCAGATCTTGCGGCCGAGCCGCGCCTTCGAGAAATCGTAGACGTGGTTCGTATGGTGGCCGCCCGAGTCGTGGCAGGCAGCCGATATTTCGAATGGCCGCCCGTCGGCGCGGTGCCACGTGCGGAGCAGATATTCGTCCAGTGCGGCCTGGGTGGCCGGATCCGACATTTCCCCGTCGATCACGTGATAGGCGACGGACCAACTCTCCTCGTTGCGGCCCCAGCCAACCACCTCGATCTCGACGCGATAGTCCTGCGTGTCGATCCCAGCCGTCAGAACCGCCACCCCGTCGGGGACGACCTGGTCGGGCCAGTTTTCGCAACGGGCGAGGAGGTCGTCGATCGCGACCTCTTTGCCCGTGTGCTTTCGGTAGGGCCAAGCCGCCTGGGTGTTCCACCAGACCTGCTTCTTGTCCTCGTCCTTTTCGGCGGCGACCCATTTCTTGGCGATGTAGGGCGGCGCATCTTTCGGCCAGGGGGAGTAGAGCTTGCCGGCCTGAAAGCCGGCGTGCTCGTTGGACACGGCCCAGCTGCCGCACTTCCCGCACCTGGCGCGATAGACAGCATACCGCTCGGCCGCCCACCAATCCCACACCTTGGCGACGGCGTCGGGATCTCGGCCGCGCCAAAGCGCCTCGTACGCGTCGAGAGGCGCCTGGCGCTCGCCGCAGCATTCGAACGGCCGCGTCTGGTGCCAGCGCGCGGTACCCAGCGCACGCCGGCGCTGGCCCTCCGTCCAGCCGGCGCCGCAGCTTTCGCAGTAGATCCGCGCCGTCTCGGTGCGGTTCCGCTGCCCGTCCTCGCCTTTCTCCCACTCGACGTGCTTGAAGAACTCGGGAAACTGCCGGTGCCCACAATGAGGGCATTCCACTGAAGCGCGGCGCTGATCCGACTCCAGGTAGCTGGCTTCGATCCGGCTCTCGTCCTTGACGGTCGGCGAGCAGACGCGGATCGACAGCCAGTTTGGAAACTTGGCGGTGCGCTCGTCGCCGATGTCGATCGGATCGCCCTCGCGGGTGATCGGGTACTTGTCGACCTCGTCGTACATGACGATGCGGACGGGGCGGCGAGCAAGATTGTCGGGACTGCCGGCGCCGACGAGGGCGAGGAAGCCGCCTGGGAACGACTTATAGAGGAGGGTCTCCTCGGCCTTCCGCGTCTTAACGGTCCCGACCA